CAGGTATAAATTTTCAATGTAGTTTTTTCATCGTCATGGCCTACTCTTTGCATTATAGCTTTTATGGGTATGTTCAATTCAGATAATAAAGAAATGTGGCTATGCCTAAAAATGTGAGAATGCAGCTTTTTGTTTATTTTTTTATCCCCAAGCTTCTCATTATTATAATCTAGAGCGGCATTGAATGTATTCACTTGGATTGGTAATCCCGTTTTGCCTATAAAAATGTAGCTGTCGTTATCATAATGATCATACTTCAATTTATTTTCTAAAATAACTTCATCCAAAATTTCAATAACTCGATTAGATATTCCTATTGTTCTATAAGATGCATCAGTTTTTGGCAATTCTTTTGTTGCATTCTTATAGCCTTTTGAGTAATCTAATGTGCCGTGAATATCTAGGAGCTTCTCTTCTTTTCTATAATTCTTTACTTGTAAACTTATTGCTTCACCAATTCTAACACCTGTTAAGTACATAAACTCTACTAGATTTCCCATTCTTTTAGATTGATGAGACGAATAGTATGCTGTTAATAATCGATTAACTTCTTCTTTTTCAAGGTACAAATCTTGGACTCTAGAGAATGTTTCAAGCGTTTTAGGTGGTTTAGGTATAATTACCTTCCTCAATGGATTATCTTTTACATACTGCATATTTACAGCGTAATCGAAAGCCATATTTAAGACTGATTTGTATTTTGATTTTTGAACGTGTGAAAAGGTCAGTGAGTTAATAAACTTTTGAAAAAATTGACTATCTGTATTTCTTATTTTTGCTTTCAAATTAAGATTATCATTCTTCTTAAAAGCCTTCATAATGTTTGTATAATTACGAATAGTATTTGATCGTATAGTTTGAGAATGAAAATCCCACCATTCATCCAGAAGCTCTTGCAATGTGTGGTCTGATTTTTTTTTCGCAGTTAGTATCCTGTTGATTTTTTCGTTTAGTTCTTTTTGTGCTTGCTTTTTGGCTACATTTGATTTGCTAGTTAATGTAATACTTACTTTTTTTAGTTCTTCAGTATAAGGGTCTTTGTATCTTTCGATAAACTTAAACTTCCCCTTAGATGTTTCTTCCATCCACATAGTGAAACCAACTCCTATTTATGATAAAATAGGCATAACGAAAAAAGCTATGCCTTTTTAGCTAATGCACTCTTACTTTCGACGGTGGGGTGCATTTTTTTATAGCTGTACAATATAAACCACAACTTTTCCATATATTCTTAATTCTTTTGCATCCTCGTAACTTACCACTATATCTGTGAAGGCGACATTACTGGAATCAGGTCTAAAAATAATTCTCTGATTTTCTTTATCGTTAATGAATCTCTTTACTGAAAACTCATTATCATTACTAAAAACAACAATATCCTCGTTCTTCAACTCTGAAAAGTCATCTATGCGTTTTACTGCAATAAGTGATCCGTTAGGAATCACATTGTTCATTGAATCTCCATTTGTTTTTGTAAAAAATATATCTGTCATTCCAGAATATTTCCCCATAGCGTAATCAGGAATAGCTATTTGCTCAATGTGATCTTCCTCAAAGGCTTCAATAGATGTTGGAAGGCCTGCTGCAATGCTAGTATCGAAAAAATTATAGTCATGTGTATCGTGATAAAAAGCTGTTATATTGTTTCCTCTGTCAGTATTCATACGACTTAAATTCATGCCCGCTTTATTAGCTTTATTGCTAAGCTCAAGAAATTTTTCGAATTGTTCCTCTTGAGAACTACTTTTCGAATTAAGTAACTCGTCAAAAACTTCTTTCTTCATGTCGTGTAAATCGTAATTTCGCGAATACCTCGGATCAATATCTGCTTTATCCACATTGAAAGCTGCAGCTATTGCTTCGGCATTTTCTTTGTTTATTGTTGATTTTTCTATAAAATATCCAGAAAGTGTTGAGGTTGGAATTCCAGTTTTCTCAGATACCTGGGCGCGAGTATAGCCATGAGTGATTCTTTTCAAGTTTTCTGCGATGATTCGTCGGATTTCTTTATCTTCTTGAGAAAGTGGTTTTCTTGCCATGTTATTTTGACCTCCTTTTTTTGTTAATAATATCGTATAAAATCGGATAAAACAAGTATAAACGCGTACAATAACTATGTTTTTTAATAAAAAAACAAGACAAATACGTTGACAACTCGTATAAACTCGTATTATAGTTGTATCACAAGAGAGGAGTTGAAAAAAAGATGGTTTTCAAAATTACTTTAGAAGCAGCGAGAGTTATGGCCGATTTGTCAATTAGAGAAGCTGCAAAAAGCTTTGGTGTGCACCCCGAAACGTTATCTCGTTGGGAGAAAGACCCATCGAAAATGAAACAAAGGGATGTAAAGAAAATTGCTGAAATTTATGGTATCCCTGTAGAAAATATTTTTTTTGGTTCTAAAAACGAGTTTATACTACTAAATAAAGAGAACGGACTTTTTTCTTTAAATAACAAATGAATAAAGGAAGTGTCATGGAGATGGAAATTTCCAAGGTTAATGTGATTAACGTTGTTCAAAAATTTGCCAACAAAGAACAAGCAATGGAATATTTCGGATTTGCTAAGAAAAGTACAGCTACTTTTCAGAGATATTTAGCAGAATTCAAACAACATAAAGATTTCGGGTCCGGATATATTAACCCAACTGGTGGATATGTATTGATTGACATTGATAAGTTTGAACAGTTCTTGAGATGGAAAGACGCGAATAAATTTCGAGGTGATAGTTGATGGCGTATTCACTAGACCAAGAGATTACAATTAACGACCTTGTCAAAGAAAAAATCCGAGATTTGCATCAACTTTTGCATGACAAGAAAAACGTTATAAGTGATCGGCAACTTGAAATCGTTACTAGAGAACTTAAGCAGTATCAAGAACTACTTTATCAAAACCGGGTGAATCGACAAATAGATTTGAGGTGAGAGAAATGGAAGAAATCAAAGGAATAGAAAAAAATGAGAGTGAAGATTTGTTAGAAATGTATGAATCTGCCTTTTCGGGATCCGAACAACAGCTATCTTTAGCAGCTGTAGGGACCTTTAATCGATTGATTGATCAATTCGCAAAAGAGGAAATCCGCACAATTGCAGAAATCCTCAAAGCTTTAGCTACAGCCCCAACTGTTTTGCAGCGTTAATTTTATCTTTAACCGAAGGTTGTTTTTTCTTCCGCTCGTCATTTACTTGCCTAATTTTTGAATCGGCAAGCGAATAAGCTGCTTCGTATAATTCAAATTTCTCTTGGATTGTCAAATTTGGATTAGAGGAAGAAACAACAGCTAAAGCAAACTCTTTTGCATCAACAAACAAATAATCATCTCCTTTTGATTATTTCAGCCGACCACTGACTGATAAGGAGATTATACAACAGGTAGGAGTGATTTTATGAAAAGTTTACGAAGATCAGCATTTTTGATCACCATATTCTTTCTAGGAGTTTGGTTCGGTAACCACCGTCAATTGCCAGAGTGGGCAGTCATAACATTACCAGTATCAATAATGTGGTGGTTGATCAAGTATGACGAGATTGCTTATAGGAGACGGTTAAGGAGGGGAATAGAAAATGCTGATAGAAGAAAAGCTTCATCAGTTCCGATGCAAGAGCTGTAATAGAAAAACACTTATCAATGCTACGGAATTGAAAAAATGCGAGCCGTGGAATGGTCCATATTGCACGAAATGCGGCAGACGTTTGAAGGAGATCAAGAGATGAGAGATATAAAAAAACAGCCTACACCAGTTCCCGCTAGTGTAAGCAAGTAAAACAAATTATTCAAGGAGAGTGTAACACATGAATGAAAAAATTCAAAACTTAATCGAAGAACTGGCAAAAGAATGTCAGAAAGAAAATGTGAGTATATCTTTGGCAACGCTGGATGTTACTGGTGATATGGGATTCGTACAAGTAGGAAGTGATTTTCTTATCGCAATCGCTGTTCTCGAACAGTACAACAAAGTAAAAGAAGAATTAATCAAGTTAGATTGTGACTGCTCAAAACATCGGATGTTAAAAGCTTTATTTGATATTGAGGAAGAAGAGACATCTAAACATACACATACATTCGTAATAGACGATCTTCAAGACATTCCGGATATTTTAAATCAAATCATTCGAGGTGATTTCAAATGATTTCCGTTTCTGGACTGAATGACGATATTTACACCGCTATGCTAACGAACGCACAAGAAAAAATTGTTAGTGAAGTATTGACTGCCGCAAGAATGGGTAGAACAAGTATATCGTCAGCAAGTAAGGGATTGACACCGACTTTTTTAGCTCAGTTACGAGAAGAAGGTGTGGATCACATTGTTGAAGAAGATGGACGATTCAAACTATTTTGGGAATTTTAGGAGGGAAGCTTATGGGAGTAAAAGAAATTGCGAAAAAACAAATTTTAAAAATGGAGCGCATCATCGAACGAATAAACGAAGCTGAAGACCTTTTGATTTCTTTAAAAGCCCCAGCTTTGAATAATCTCAACGAATTGATGTCTGATATTGAAATAGGAATCCCTACTCATTTTATGGGAGGCGGAATCTTTCAAGAAAATGGTAACAACAGATGGTATCGTATCCGACTGGAAGACGATTTAGGTATTACGGACATCCAGAATCAAATCAGAAAAACTGTTCAAGAATCTACTGAAAAACGAATCGAAGAACTGAAATCCGAATTGAGAAAAATGCTTTATTACACTGGTGAAAAAAATGAATGATTTCGATTCATTAGGAGCTCGTCAACAACCGGAAATCGATCCAGAACCAATCGCATCTGATTGGAAAGGCGAACCACTTTTTGCTGGTGACAAAGTCTACTCAACTGATTTAGGGCTAGTTCACGATGACCAAATCATGGATTACGTGAACGAAAATTACAGAAAAATTGAAATCGGAGGAATTTAAAAAATGGCAAATGATGTGACTTTAGCAACACAGCGCTCATTAGATGAGCAAGTAATTGGAAATCTGAATCGATTAAAAGATCAAGGTTTAGAAATGCCACCAAGTTATAGCCCCCAAAATGCCTTGAAGAGTGCTTTTTTTGAACTAACAAATAACACTGGTGGAAATTTACTGCAAATGGCTGCCAATAATCAAGAAATGAAGACTTCTATCTCTAATGCTTTACTGGACATGGTTATTCAAGGATTGTCACCAGCAAAAAAACAATGCTATTTCATCAAGTATGGAAACAAAGTTCAGCTTATGCGCTCATATTTTGGAACAATGGCAGTTCTTGATCGTGTAACAGGTGGAGCAGAAATTATTCCAGTAGTAGTTCGAGAAGGCGACGAATTCGAGGTCGCTATGGATGGTCCGAATATGATTGTTACGAAGCATGAAACGAGATTCGAAAACTTAGACAACGAAATTAAAGCTGCTTATGTGGTGATTAAACTATCGAATGGCAAAGAAACTACAACAGTCATGACAAAAAAACAAATCGATCAAAGTTGGGCTAAGTCGAAAATGAAGGGATCCGGACCACAAAAAGAATTTCCAGAAGAAATGGCAAAGCGTACGGTAATCAATCGAGCAGCGAAAGCATTAATCAATACGAGTAATGACAATGATTTATTCGTTCAAGCTGCAAAAGATACGCTTGAAAATGAATTTGATGATCGTGAAATCAAACCCGCAGAACCAATAAAAGTTCAAGCAATCGAGAATAAGCTACAACAAAAAATGGGAATCAAACAAGCTGAATCGGTCAAAGAAGAATCATCTGTTGAAGAATTGATGAAGCCAAAAGAGGAAGCATCTATTGAACCAAAAACACGAGTTGCAAACATCCCTGGTCATGCAGAGATTGAGGTTCCTCATATTGTTGAGGCAGAGCCAGCTGATTTGGAAGATATCAAACAAGCAGCTGAAAAGGTCGAGACTGAGACTAGTCAAGGAAATCTAGAAGTAATTCCTAACTTTGACAGAGAGGAAGGTGCCGAATATGACCTCCTCAGCGAAGACGAATACCCATTCTAAATTAATCCTAACGGATGAAAACTACTACTCCAATGAAGCTGATTGGCAATACATGTCAGTTTCTCAATATAAGAATTTTTTGAAATGTCCTGCGGCGGCTTTAGCAAAACTAAAAGGTGACTGGCAACCATCATCTGATCCAGTAGCTTTATTAGTTGGAAACTACGTCCATACTTATTTTGAGGATCTAGCTGTTCATGAAAAATTCAAGGAAGAAAATAAAAATAGGATGTTTTCTTCTCGAAAACCGTATGGACTTTTGAAAGATTTCAAGATCGCTGAGCAGATGATCGATCGGCTGATCGTTGAAGATGCGTTTCTGAATCTGTACCAAGGCGAAAAAGAAGTGATCGCAACCGGCGAATTATTTGGTGTCGAGTGGAAAGGGAAGATTGATTGCTTAAATCTGGAAGATGACTATTTCGTAGATATCAAAACAAGTAAAGATATTCATGAAAGAAAATGGAATGAGATTTACGGTCAACGCTGCACCTTCATTGAGAATTTTGGGTACGTATTACAAATGGCTGTTTATTGTGAACTACTCAAACAGCAGTACAGAAAAGAGTTTGTTCCCATTATTGCTGCAGTTTCTAAGCAAACACCTAGCGAGGCTAAGTTGATCACGTTGGACGAGGACAAAATGGCTTTCGAGCTGATCAATCTGCGAGACAATATCGAACACATCCAACGGATAAAGATGGGTGAGGAGCAACCGGAAGCTTGTGGGACTTGCGAATATTGCCGGGCAAATCAACGAATAACCGGATTTACAAACATGAACGACTTGTAAAGGTGGGTGAGTAGATGGCAGACAAAGGCTGGATAGCACTTCACCGAAATATCCGGGAGCATTGGGTATATCAAGAAAAAAGAGTTTTCTCTAAATATGAAGCATGGCTAGATTTGCTGATGGATGCCAATCACCAGAAAAATAAATTCTTGTTTGACGGCCAGTTAATAGAGGTAAATCGTGGGGAATTTATTACATCAGTAAGACAGTTATGTGAAAGATGGGGTTGGTCAAACACCAAAGTAAATAGATTTTTAAAAATGTTGGAAGATGATCAAATGTTGATTCGAAAAAGCGACAGTAAAAAAACGGCTATATCCATTGTCAACTATGACTTTTATCAACGTTACGAATCTAAAGAAACGACGCAGAAACGACAGCAAAACGACGCAGAAACGACGCAGAAACACACAAACAACAATGATAAAACAATGAATAACAATGATAACAATAATAATAGTCCTCGTAACACACGCAAAAAGCGTGTCTACGAAGACGACGATCCAAATAAAATTCTTGCAAAAACTTTTTTGAAGTTAATTAAAAAAAATCATGAAATCAAGGAACCAAACTTGAATGATTGGGCAAACACTATTCGACTAACAATCGAAAGAGATGAACGGACAGGTAAAGATGTGCAGGAGATGATTGTCTGGGCAACACAGCATGAATTTTGGGGCAATGTGATATTGTCTCCGTCAAGTCTAAGAAAGCACTACGACACAATGAAGGCTCAAAAGGTTAAGCCTAGAACAACAAACGGAGCCAACAAATTACAAAATACAGGATCAGATGAATATGATGATTTGCCTATATGAGGTGAAATATGGAAAGTCTAGCAAAAGGCATGGAGTTGTTGATCGCAAAAGTTTTAGTAGTACGTGGTAAGTGTCCAGAATGCGGGGGCAACCTCTATGCTTATCGTGCAAAAAACAAAGACGGATCAGAGCGATGTGCGCCAACGTGTATGGCTTGTGGCTATTACGATCTTAAGCGTAAAGAAGATTTACAGACTGAGAAAATCTATAGCGATAGTTTGAAGAGTAAAACACTTAATTTCTTAAAATATGGTTCGGTAATCACAGATAAGAGCTTATTTGATTGTTCTTTCGATAATTACAAAATCATTGATGCAGAGACTGAATCAGCTGCAGCAATTGCTAAAAATTTTGTTAAAGCAGTTCTAAATGGAGAACCTAAGCATCTAGCTTTAAATGGAAAATCCGGAAGCGGTAAAAGTCATCTGGCTATGGCAGCTACTTGGGAAATAATCAAGCAATCAGATTACGACAAAAAATGTTTGTTTATTAGCTATCGGGAATTATTAGAGCAAATCAAGTTCTCTTTTAACGACGAGCAATTGAGAAAAGAAATTCAAGGTTCGTTAATGAAAGACATTAAGACTGCAGATCTAGTTGTCATTGATGATTTAGGCGCAGAGTTGGGTGGATCAACGTACACAAACAGTACAAATTTCAACAATGACACACTTAATTCAATTCTTGAAGCAAGACAAAATCAGGCGATAATTTTAACAACGAATTTAACAGGAAAAGAAATGAAAAACGCTTATGGGGAAAGGATTGTTTCACGTATTTTCAAAAATTCGCAAGGATTTGCTTTTAAGTTTGAAACCACATCAGATAAGCGGTTAAAGGCGGTGTAGTAATGGCAGAAGGAGTAAAAAGAGCCAAGTATGGAAATACAAAAATAGTAGTCGATGGAATCACTTTTGATTCGAAAGCAGAAGCTAGATATTACAAAATCTTAAAGCGAAAAGGCATGAGTTTTATGCCTTTATCAGGAACCTACTGTGCCATGCAAGAAAATGTCTTGTTACAGGATTCTTTCTATTGCGAAGGTCAAAAAATTGCGGCAATCACCTATAGAGCCGATTTCGTTTTGTATGAAGATGGGAAAGTAAAAAAAGTAGTTGATGTCAAAGGTTATCAAGATGCAATATCAATGCTCAAAATGAAAATGTTTGCTAGTCGATATGGTTTTCCAGTAACTTTTGCGAAATTCAACTCAAAGACAAACAAATTTGAGGAAATGAGTTGCTTTGAATCAGCTCGTCAGCAGCGTAAAAGAGCAAGTGATCGCCGCAAGAAGAAAGCCGAGGGGGCAGAAAAATGATCGATAAAGATGATTTAAAAGAATGGTTGAAAGAAGCCGAACGCAAAGCGAGCATCAAAAAAATTGAGGAACGGCTTGACAATGCTATCAAGTTTAACGCTTTGAGAGGGAAATACACTTTTTATGTTTCCACCGGAGAGCATACGACAGATAGAAGCGTGCGGACATCGTTCTATGATGTTTGGTACGATCCGGAACTAAGTGCGGAAAGCCGACAAATCGTTCATGATGCAATTTTAGAAAAATATAAAGAATTCGGCTTCGATATTGAATTAACAAGTATCGATTGTGGTTGGAGTAACTTTTATGCGGCAATCAAGTTCAACAACATTGACAGACTTGTGAAGCGAGCCGAGGAGGCGAAGTGATGGAGAAATCTAAAGAATGGAATGTTCAATTTCTGGACGTAAATGGCGATGTGAAATATCAAATCAGCCAAACCTGTACAGAATCAAAAGCAGTGACACTCGCTCGAAAGTTAGAACAGATGTGGCGAACACGACCGGTGAATGAACGGAAAAGTAAGAAACAATCAAAGTTAGTTGCAGTTCGATCAAGAAAAAATCTTTTATAAAAACAAATTGGAGGAAAATAAAAATGACTAAACAAGTAAACTTTCGACCAGAGGTAAAAAAAGCTACATCAAAATCTAACGGAAACGTAGAAGTATTACTAGTCGTGAACAATGGCTCTTTAAAGGGAAAATACGACGATTTGAGCGACTTTCTGGGCAAAACGGTATCAGTAACAATCCAGCCTGAAACTATCGGCTATCAGCTTCCTATCAACAAACAAACGAAACGTCCGAACGTCAACTACATTGTAAATGCTGACGGAACGGTCGAAGTGCAAAAAGAAGAGCAAACATCACTTGATGTCGGCGACGGCGTGGAAGAAGTGGAAGTAGTTGAAATTCAAGTTTCTAAAGATACGATCGATGAATTCATCAAGAAAGCTGTATCGTTAGAACTTCCAGATGAGATTACTATCAATCCGCGTGACGTTCTGATTCAACTTGAGCAAGGAGAAAAAATTAATGATGTTGCTGCTGATTGGGAAATGTCCGAAACGGCACTGATTGATCAAATTGAATTTGCTCGCCAATATTTTGCACCTTTTGCAGATACCTGGAGCAAAATCAAAGATGATGTGATTTTTCAAGACAGAAACTTAAAGGCTGATTCTGGTGATCCAGATGAGGAAGAATGATGACAAGCTCATAATCTTACAAAATGCAAAGTTTTATTGGAGTATCGCTGTAATCAATCAGGCAAAAGATTTGTTTGAAAAGGGATTTAAGCCGTCACAGGTTGCGGAAATCATGAACGAAAAAGTGATTGATATCGGGTTAGTATATCTTCATTTGCTGGAAACAAAACAATTGAGAAGGTGATCGTATGACCTGCAGCAGATGTAAAGGTGAACGTATCATTTGGGGAAAAGATAAATTTGGCCGGGCAGTAGCAATAAACTGCCCGGATTGCAATAGAAATGGAATCGCGGTTCGGAAAGAAACAAAGGAGTGGGAACATGGGCATCACGGAAGTTTTCTGGGCAAACGTTGATTGGCATATGAAAAATAAAAATCTTGTTTTAAGCAAAACGCAAATGATTGCTAAAAGCAAAAGGACTAGCGTCACACTTAGGACGGTTGGAGAAATCGCAAAGAAATTGGATATTGATGATTATTCTATTTTGTTTGAGCAGTTGGATGATGAAATGGCAAGTCAGCAATTGGAAGAAATAAAAAACTAAGAAAAGGGGAAAAGATAATGATTGAATATCATGCTTTAGAAGACCTAAAGAAAAAAATTGTTTTCAAAAAAATTGTGGATTGGGATTCCGATAAATTAGTTCTGGAAGATGGGACAGAAATTACAATTGAATGCTCTGAACAGGATTGTTGCGCTTGGGCTGGTGGATCATTTACAGATGTGAAATTAGATGCCGTTATTACAGATATACAAATTCACGACAAAGGACAAAATATTTTCAATGGTGACGGTCATGATTCCTATGCAGATGTAATTATCTATCACAATCAAAATGAGATTGCTAAAGCAGAGTGCGAAGCTAACGATGGAAATGGCGGATATTACTATAGCATTTGTGCTTTGAGAGTTAAAGATATGTGGTCTGTAATTACACAGGCATAGTCGGCTATCCACCAAAATAACCAACTGCAAAATAAATAATTACGGAATTGGGTGAAGATGTCAATGAAACTAAGAGAACATGTTTTGAAAATACTTCCTGAATATCATAATGCTGTTGTCAAAGGAGATAAAACTTTTGAAATTAGAAAAAATGATCGGGATTTTATGGTCGGGGATTGGGTAAAGTTACTTGAATTTGATGGTGAAAAAATCACTGGTAACTATATTGATGCTCGCATTACCTATGTTACAAACTATGAGCAGAAAGATGACTATGTAGTATTTTCAATCCAAACCTATGGTTTTGGTTATCATAGCGAGGATACACTTCAGAAAATAGTAAATCGACAATCGAAGTCATTTAATCAGTATATAGACAACTACATGTACTTTGAAGGAAAAGTATTGACGCATGAAAACATACTGGCTTTTCCTTCCAGTTTAGAGCAAACGCATATCCACGCTGTTAGGCACATGCTGATTTCAGAAGGCTACAATCCTGATGAATTTAAAGTATCAGAAATTCCTATATGCGGTGTTTACTATTTTGAAAAAGCCAATAAACCTTCGGGTACGGACTATTTTAGTGTGTTTATTAATGACCAAGGAAATATCGTTCCGCAATATTCTACAAAGAAATATGACAAGGACGGTTATAACACTTTCCCGTGTCAGACTATCAAAGAAGCGATCGAAAAAAATGAGTGCTGAAAAGTCAGTTATCCGACGAAATAGCAGAAAGTGAGGAAGAGTGATGGAAGATCAGGTAACAATTCCAGATGTTAGAGAAGCCATCAAAATGGCAAGAGAAATCACGCCAATCATGAACAACACTGAATACACCACATTGATGATCTTTTACAATCAAGTTTTGAATCGGTATCAAAAAGAAGTATATCCAGACGGATTGCCGGAGGAAGATTAATTCCGCAATCGTCAGCGATAGCAAACAGGAGGGATAAGATGGCACCAAAATATAGAGGTTGGCACAAAGAATTAGAACAAATGATTTACGGTAAAGAAGTTTGTGGACACATTGAATACACAACTAATCTGATTGATGCTCTTAATACAATGCTTAATGAAGATGATTATGATATAGAAGTCATGCAATCTACTGGCTTACTTAATTGCGAAACAGAAGATGGGGAAAAGGCAGAAGGCTGGGAAGGAGACATTGCAGATGTTGGATGGTCTGAACAAAATGGAGAATTTAATTCGCACAGAATTATTTTGAAAAGTCCGTTTGATTATTCTGTAGATGAAGCTAGATGGCTGATCCATGCTGAATACATCATTATTAGAGGAAACATCTACGAGAACCCAGAACTATTGGAGAAAGCCAATGAGTAAGACAGATTTAACCAGACAAGCAGAAAAATGTCTCTGGTATCACACAGATAAAATGGGTGTTTTTGGATGTTTCGAAGTCACAATCGGGTGGTACGGAAACGAACGAGTGGACTATATCACGTATTCTACGGACAACACGATTCGCTGCTATGAAATTAAAGTTACACTTGCTGATTTAAAATCTAAGGCTAAGCAAACATTTATCGGCGATTATAACTATCTCGTCATAACAAGAGAATTGTGGGAAACCATTCAAGCTGACATTGATTTAGGCTGGAAATACCATAGTCAAGGAATAATAGTGTTTTCGGAAAACGGAATTGGAGTGACGAGTGTCAAGAAAGCCAAGAAGCAAAATGTCACGATCGGAACAAGGGCGACTGTACTAGAAAGTATGGTTCGTTCGCTGAATAGAGAAGTCGGAAAACTTTATAAATTGGCACCATTTTGGGAGTTGAAAGCCAATGAAAATTAATCACTATACAGTACTAGCTGTTGTATCAATACTGCTAACGATCGCTGGCTTGAGTTGGCTATCCTATACAATTGTGGATCAACAGAAGCAGATTGAACAACTTCAAGAGCAACTGCGACACGAGCAGATGAAGTACAAGATTATTATCAATGATCCGTTAGTCAGGGATGCGATGGAAGCAGGGGGATAAATGATGGACTTTGCAATGTTAGTAGCCGTGGCACTTTTTGCCACAGTATTTGCTAGTGTGATTTTCGGTAAAGAATTAGATGAAAAGGAGAAGCAAGCCATTGCCAAAGAAAAAATCGAAAGTAAAAAAGAAGAAGCGTAAGTTACTAGAAAAAGCCAAGGCGAACGGAACCATAAATAAAAAAGTTCTTGGTAAGACCTTGAAGAGTTTGATCATTGATGAAGAACATCAACATGGTTCACATTTTGATAAATAAAAAAAGCCACTACCTTTTGGGTAAGTGACCTGTGACAAGACTATTTTACCATAAGGGGTGGCGTTTGTGAGATTTCAATGGCTTAAAAACTATCAAGATTTAGAAGAACAAATACTCTTTATGAAATGGAATCTTAACAAGAGTAAATTGGAATTGGATCGATGGATCAACGGTGATTTAGCAAACGTACGCCTTGAAAAGAATTCAAGATCATCATCGTTGGAAGAAAATATAAGAATCATTGAGAATGAACTAGAGATGCTTGAGAAAGAAAAAATTGAGCTGTTGGAATTAATCGATTCTTTCAGCGGAGCAGACAATCAAATTGTAAAATTAAAGTATATTGATGACATGGATGTTTATGATATAGCAGATGCTACTGGTTACAGCGTATCTTATATCAGAAAACGGCATACAGAGATTCGCAAGACATTATCATTCGTGGATGAGTACGAGGCAAGACGAGAGGAACGCTTAAAGAAGCAAGAAGAAATGGACTACTATTCAGCAGACCAGGATCAGTTGAGCTTGTTTTGACATTGCCACAAAATGCGACCTCAAAGCCTGTGTATATTTCTTGATTTAAACGGGTTATAGTAATAGCGTAGAAGAACCGGAGAGCCGGTTATTGGACTACTCACAAAATTCTAAAAACCGAAAGGGGGCAAACCCCCTCATCGCTCATTCTTCTTAACTTGAATAGAAAGACAGCACATTAATTTGATGGAGGTGATTCCTCTTTTCAAAATTCGCTAGTGCTGTCTTTTTATTATTTCCATAATCGGTTATCCTTTAAGTATAAATTTATAAAGGAGATTAATGATTATGGGAGAAAAAATTGATGCAATCAAAGGATTTTTATTTGAAAATGTTCTATCTGTTGTTTCTGAACAAGGAAAAGATATTTTAAAAGAAAATGTCGTACCTCTTATAACAAACGAACTTGCAAGACAAGGTGGTGATATTTTGATTGATTATGGAGCTAGTTTGATACCAGGTATAGGTGGAGCTATAACCGAATTTAGAACAAACAAAAAAATTAAAAATTTAGAGGTAATGGTTCAAGCTATTAGCAAAAGAGATGAAGAGCTAAAAGAAAAATTCGAAAAACAAACTTTGAAGAATAAACAAATTTTAGATGAAATTTTTGAAATGGTTATGAGAAAAATTGAATCTACCAGTCAATCGGAAAAAATTGAGTTTATGATCAATGGTTATTCAGAATTTTTAAGCTTAGAAAATCCATCTTTCGATGTAGCATACCTGTACTTTGATACTCTTGATAAATTAACTATTTTAGATATTTCAGCTCTTAAATTATCTTACAAAGCTAATACCCGTCAAGAGATTGGGGGATATAATAGTGCGGAGGAACTACTAGCAGCTTTTGATATTAATGTCGACCAATATGTTGCTATAAGGGAGAACCTTTATAGATTAGGTCTCATGGAAAATGATTATGATGACAAACTAGTCAAAGACCTAAAGAATTTAGAGGCTGCAATTGAAGAAATAAGGGGATCAACAGAGAGTATAATAAAAGTATTGTCTGGTGCAAGGAACGCTAGGGCTAAAAGCTTATCTAGTAAAAGCAAGGTTAGATTGAGAGCGAAAGATAGGCTGAAAATATCAAAGTTCGGAAGAGATTTTATTCGCTTTTTTATTATAAACAATCCCAATGAATAATTAGTTAATCTTATAAAAGCAATTTAAAAAGAATAAAAGGAGTGTGATTTAAATGGCTGTGAGAGGGCCGACAAGGCAACAAAAACTTTTCGTAGATAATTACCTTAAAAACCGAAAAAAGAATCAGACGCAAGCGGCAGTTGAAGCTGGATATAGTTCTGCTTCTGCGAGCTCACAAGCTTATCAACTCCTTCAAAATCCTATAGTTTTAGAATATCTTGAAAAACGAGAAAAGCAGTTGGAAAAGGAATTGAAACGAGAGTTTTTCTTTGATGCTATAGATGCTCGAAAAGTATTATCTGATATTGTCAATAATCCGGAAAGCAAAGATGCAGATCGGATTAATGCAGCGAAAGATTTGCTTGATCGTGCTGGCTACAAAGCAGTTGATGTCCATGAGATCCAATCTACTGTTAACATCAACGCAGACGGATTGACCGATTCTGAACTGGAAGAACGCATTGCCGAGCTTGAAAAGGAATTAGCATCGGCTAGTGATGACGATGGATAAAATACAAAAATACCGTTACTTAAAAGAATTGAAGCAATTAAAACGAGAGAAGTTGTTACGCGAAGCGCGTGATGACTTCTTTTCTTATTGTCAATTACGAATACCGGACCTCTATAAGAGTGACAGGAAATATTTGAAAGATCTTTGCCAGGAGTTTGAGGAATTCATGAAGTCTGATGACGACATCATGCTGCTCAATCTGCCGCCACGTCATGCAAAATCAACGACTGCTGGCCGTTTTGTTGAGTGGGAACTTGGAAGAAATCCCAAATTAAGAGTTGCTACTGGTTCATATAACGAAGATATGGCGACCGATTTTTCAAAAGACGTGAGGGAAAACATCGCTGAAGAAAGAGTAATAGATGATCAAATTGTTTATACGGATATCTTTCCGAAAGCAAAATTGAAACAAGGATCAGCAGCAGCTAAACGTTGGGCGCTACAAGGAAGCAAGCTTTCCTATCTGGCGACATCACCAGGAGGATCCGCAACTGGTAAAGGCTTTGATTTACTCATAGTTGATGACGTAATCAAAGGGATTGTAGAAGCAACTAACGAAAATGAACTACAAAAGCATTGGGACTGGTTCACAAAACAAATGCTTTCTCGTGTTGAAAAAGGCGGAAAAATCATAGTCATTATGACTAGATGGCATTCGAAAGATCTGGCAGGACGTATCATTGATGAAATGCCTGCGATGGGTTATAAGTTACGCGTTGTTATAAAAAAAGCCCTTCTTAACGAAGAAACGCATGAAATGCTTTGCCCAGACATTTTATCTTATGAAGATTTCAAAAAGAAACGTGCGGCAATGGGAACGGCAATCGCAAATGCGAATTATCAGCAAGAACCGATTGACCAAAAAGGGCGGCTTTATCAAAAGTTTCAGACATATGATAAATTGCCAGACAACGTCATTAAGATTTGGAACTATACAGATACTGCCGATAAAGGTGCAGACTATTTATCATCTCCTGTATGGGCTGAAACATCTGATCATAAGGCATACCTGTTAGATGTTCTATATACCAAAGAACCAATGGAAATCACCGAAAATGCTCATGCAAATATGATTATCAGAAACAAAGTAAACCACATACGAGTTGAAGGAAATAACGGTGGGCGTGGGTTTAGACGTAACTCTGAACGTAAAGCAAAAGAATTGGGATATTATTCCGCTTATTGGGAGGATTTCCATCAGGCAGCGAACAAACAGTCTCGAATCTTATCAAACAGTGCTTGGGTCGAAAATAATGTTTATTATCCAGAAGATTGGGCGCTTCGTTGGCCTGAGTTCTATGAAGCTATGACAACGTACCAACGTGAGGGGAAAAATGCGCATGATGATGCCCCGGATTCAATCACTGGTATTGCAGATACGATGGTAAAAGGTCGTGATTGGCTTTATTAATATAGTAACTATTATAAAAGTGAAAGGAGTGATTGATCATTGGATCCAAAATATTTTTTATCTCAGGACCCTAAGATTTTAGCAACCGCAGTGAAACAAGCTGTGAATTCAGATCGTACAGCAAGCTATAAGCGAAAAATGCGTAAGGGTGTCGATTATTACCAATACAAACATGACATTTTACACTTCCGATTGTTCTATATGGACAATGAAGGGAAAGTACATGAAGAAACATCAAGAAGCAATATCAAAATACCACATGGCTATTTGACAGAGCTTATTGATCAAAAGGTCCAGTACTTGTTGTCAAATCCTGTTGAAATCAAAACGGAGCAAAAAGGGCTGCAAGAATTACTTGATCAGTACATTGACGAAGACTTCCAGCTGATGCTGCAAGAATTAGTCGAAGGGGGAAGCCAAAAGGGCTATGAGTTCGTTTATACAAAGCTAGGTGAGGATCGCTTGTCTTTCCAAGTGGCTGATAGCCTAAAAGTAATTGAAATCTATGATGCAGATTACAATTTGATTGCTATTATTCGCTATTACGATACCGACATCTACCAAGATGGCAAGACGGTGCGTGTTACTCGATCGGAGTTGTGGGATAGCGAGAAAGTCTGGTACTTCATCAGCGAAGGCGGCTATTTACAAAGCTTTAAGCTTGATCCTAAGGTAGCGGTCAATCCTTTGTACCATGACACAAGATTGAACCCTGAAACCAAAGAAGCATATGGGCGATCGATTGGGAATGCGCTTGGCGTTGCTGATTTTATTCCCTTTCTGCGATATGACAACAATAAATACCAAACTACTGATTTAGATCCAATCAAACCACTGATAGACGACTACGATTTAATGGCCTGCGCATTGTCCAATAATCTACAGGACTTTGATCAGCCATTTTTTGCAGTAAAAGGCTTCAATGGTGACGGCTATGAACAATTGATCAATAACCTACGATCGCGCGGAGCCGTGGGTGTTGGAGATAACGGCGGCCTTGATGTCCATACTGTCAACATACCAGTAGAGGCTCGAAAAGCCAAATTGACGGTTGATAAAGAGGGCATCTATAAGTTCGGCATGGGATTTGATTCCTCACAAGTCGGTGATGGCAATGTGACCAATGTGGTTATACAATCCAGATACACCTTGTTAGACCTAAAGTGTAATAAAGCAGAGATCCGCTTGCGTAAAATCATTAAACAAATGCTTGAATTGATCGTTGCGGATATTAATCAACGTAACAACACTGCTTATGATACATCTGACCTTGAAATCATAATCACTCGTGACACTATGATTGATGAAACAGAAGTCGAGGAACGCGAGAAGACCAAGGCTGAGCGCAAACAGATCGAAATTGACAATATTTTGAATGCTGCGGTCCGACTGGACGATGAAACGGTACTCAAATATATTTGCGAAGTCTTTGATCTTGATTATGAAGAGATCAAGAAGCTGATGGATGAACAAGACTATGAAGAGGAAGTGATTCCAGTTGTCGAAGTACCAGAAGGAGATAGAATCACTACTAAGTAGGTCAGAATCCAGTATTAGCAAAGACCTGAAAAAGCTCTATAAAGATTTAGCGAATGAAATTACTCAGGAAATTATTGCCTTAGCCGAACAAATTGAAAAAGACGATAAATTCAGTAAAAAGCTTCAAAAGGAGCGCCTTGAGTCTATTCGTAGTCAAATTTATGCGAAAGCAAGTCAACTTGAAGGAGACCAACAAAAAAGCATGTTTGATTTTTTGATTCATGATGCCGGCACTGCTTATAACGAACTCTTTTATGAGTTTGAAATGAGCGAGAAAATACCTCTTTCCTTTGCTATGCTGACAGAAAAACAAATAGCTACCATAATCAATACACCAGTTGCAGGTAGGAAGCTTTCAACTCGTCTAAAGGGTAATTCTTCCAAGATGAAGAAGAACCTTAACAGAGTGCTTACAAGGGGCTTTAGTAAAGGGTGGTCAACTCAAAAAATGGCTGCTCAAATAGCTGAAATCGGTGGTGCCAATTATCGAAGAGCCATGAATATCGCTCGAACGGAATCAGGCCGTGTCACAAGTGTCACTCGCCAGCAGTCACAACAGCATGCCAAAGATCTTGGAATAAAAGCTGAGAAAAAGTGGGTGTCAACACTAGATGGCGATACACGTAATAATCATCGAAAATTAGATGGTCAAATCCGAGCAATTGATGAATATTTTGAAGTTGGCGGTTTGAAGGCTTTGCAACCGCATATGTTCGGTATTGCCAGTGAGGATTGCAACTGTCGGTGCCGTACAATCAATGTGATTAAAGGTTATGAGCCAAAACTGCGGCGTGACAATGCAACTGGTAAAGTTTCTGCTTATAAGAATTATCAAGAATGGATAAATAGTAAGAGGGAGGAATAAGCATGAAGGACTTCCACGAAGCAGTTTTAACACTGAAAGTACCCAGCAATCTTGCTGAGGTATACAAAAAAGCTATTGAAGATGAAAATAGTCGTCATTTTGTAAAAAATGAACTGAAAGATTTGAATGGAGATGTTACTCTTTCCGAAATCAAACCAGTGTGGAATGGTAATCATGTAAGTGTGCAAATTATTGAATCTCTCACTGAAGCTACCTTGGAAATTGCTATGATCAGCCATACATTGCCTAACCTACAGCAATCAGTCAAATGGTATGAGACGAACGGCGCTACAGTGGTTCACAAGAGCTGGGAGGAAGGGAAATGAGTCTAGTCAAGGCAGATATGATAGAAAAGAAACAAACATTTTCTATCAATGGCAATCCTGTCACAGCGGGCAAACCATTTGAACCAACATTTATCATTGGAAAACACACAGTAGATATACAGACATTGGAAAAGCTAATCGAGTTTGCCCAAAGCGGTAAATTAGATGAAATTATGTCATCAGAAGATTAAGGACCTGAATGGGTCTTTTTATTTTGTCCTGAATCATGACACTAAACTGATTCACACTGAATTCGGCAGTATATCCGAAAATCCTAAGCGGAACCGACCGCTATATAAATGGTATGGGAGGAAAAGAACATGGAATGGATCAAAAGTATTTTAGAAAAGCATCGTAAGGAAGATGGCACTGTTGATTTAGACGCAGCTAATAAGGAAATTGATCAAGAATTTCCAAAAAATGCTGTTCCTAAGGATCAATACAACAATCTTTCTGACAGTTTGAAGACAGCCAAGGACACAATCAAAAGTTTAGAAGACAAGACAAAGGATAATCCGGATATCCAGAAAGAGCTTGATACTTATAAAACAAAGGCGCAAACTCTTGAAACTGAAAATAACCAACTGAAAATTGATTCCCAAGTGGAATCTGCACTACGTTCTGCTGGTACTAAGGATTTAGACTATGCCAAATTTAAACTAGGTTCCTTGGAATTAGACAAAGATGGTAAGGTCAAAGATCTAGATAGTCGAGTAAAAGATTTACAAAAATCTATGCCTGACTACTTTCAAGCCAAGTCTGATGACAAAGATAAAGATGCTGCTAAGGACAAACTAGGCGGGTTCCAACGGATTGATGCAAAACCGGGAGACGGTCATCAATCTAAAAATGAGCCTACATCTATTCGTGAAGCAATGGCACAAACAATGGAAGAACAACAAAATTAATTAAGGGAGGGCATATATTATGCCAGTTACATTAGAGCAAGCAAAAGCAACCATGCAAGACAAAATTATCCAATCAGCAATTGACGAGTTCCGTCGTAGTTCATTTCTTTTAGATCAATTGACGTTCGATGATGCTGTATCCCCTGGTACTGGTGGATCTACACTGGTTTATGGATACACTCAATTGAAAACACCATCAACTGCTGGCTTCCGTAAAATCAATACGGAGTACACATCAAATGAAGCAGATCGCCAAGACAAATCTGTTAAATTGAAAATTTTTGGCGGATCATATGAAGTTGACCGTGTGATTCAAAACACATCTGGTCAATTAAATGAATCAGCCTTCCAAATGGAACAAAAAATTAAAGGGGCTGCAAACCTGTTCCACTACACTGCAATCAACGGTGACTCTGCAGTTGATGCGGATAGCTTTGATGGTTTAGACAAAATGTTGACAGGTTCATCTACAGAATTGGGAACTGATGCAGTGACTGACTTAACAGATGTAACCATGACTAAATACAAAATTTTAGAAACATTGGATGATTTCTTGTCAGAATTAGATGGCAAACCAACAATGTTGCTTGGAAATAACAAGTTGATCAACATGATTCAGTCTGTTGCACGTCAAGCAGGCTATTTCACACGCACTGAAGATGCTTTTGGTAACAAAGTTGGCGGATATGACAATATCCCATTAGTTGACTTGGGCTATTTCTACAATGCCACTACCAAGAAAACGGATCCTATCGTTGAAATCGTTGAGCGTACGATTGGCGAAGATACAGTTGGCGGCTTGACTGACCTATACGCCGTATCATTAGGTTTAGATGGGTTCCACGGCGTTACACCACTTGGAAGTGCTGGTATTACAGCCTATATGCCTAATTTCACAACGCCTGGTGCAGTTAAAAAAGGCGAAGTAGAAATGGTTGCTGGTGTAGCACTGAAGCAAACACGAAAAGCTGGCGTGTTGCGTAACTTGAAGGTTAGATAGGAGGATAAATCATGCAAATCAAAGCGCCTAATAAATCCTATACAGGTGAATCTTTTGGTGTCATGTTTCAACATGGCATCGGCAAAACTGATGATCCGTGGTTGATTTCTAGATTCAAAGAAAAAGGCTTCATCGTTGAAGAAGAGCCTGAGGAAGTCAATACAGCTGATCTGGAAAAGCAAATTGCCAAATTGGAAGCTGAAAACAAAGCATTGAAAAAGCAGGTCAAAGAATCAAAGAAAGATACAACTGATGCTGCTGCAAAAAAAGAGGATGGCAAATAAGCTGTCCTCTTTCCTTTAGAGAGGAGACAGACTTATGATCATATCCTTGGATGATGCAAAGAAGATTTATCCTGATGCGACGCAAGAGGATCTAGATGGTATCGAAAAATCAATTCGAATGCTGACTAATAATCCTTTTCAGAATCGGAAGGTTCGTTTTAAACAAATACGATTTGAAAATGAAACAACTATTGCCGTATTGGGTGATATCCAAGGTCTTAGGGCAGAGGATACTATTCAAGTTTCAGGCAGTAAGTGGAACGATGGTCTGTATGTTGTGAATGCGATTGACGGGCAATTAATTAATCTGGAAGGCAATCCAAGATTGTTCACGGGTACAGATCCAGATGCGTTTTTGACCAAAATCGAGTATCCGGCAGATATATTGTCAGGGGTTAGAAAACTCTTGACCTATGATGCTAAAATGCGCGATAAAATTGGATTGAAATCCAAGACTGTTTCTCGAATGTCTGAGACATACTATGATCAGAACAGCGGAGAGTCAGTCAATGGCTATCCAGCTGCTTTAATGTCGTTCATCAACAAATACAAGCTATTGAAATGGTAGGTGATTCGATGTTTCCCTTTGAAATCAGACGTGAACAGGAAACTGGCGAAAAAGATGAATTGAATCAACCTATTGTTGAATGGCAGACGGTACACAAGCCTTTAGGTTGGCTGGATATGATCACAGGTTCTGATGAACAGACATATCAGAATAGCCTTCTGGCAACGTCTAGCCATATATTTTTAACAGAAGATACAAGCTTCGAAATCTTATCTACCGACCGCATCCTCAACCCAAGATCAGGCATTGAATACGAAATAACCTATGTCGATGATGTGATGGAATTATCTGATCACCTTGAGATTTATTGCAAGAGGTGGGCTTGATGAAATTTCTTGATCACTCCGATGAAGCCAAAGAAGTTTTGAAACAAGCAACAATCCAATGGCTTTTTCAAGCATGCATGCTAGTTGAGGGTCAAGCCGTAGCATTAGCGGCTGTTCATACAGCTAGGCTGAGAAATTCAATTGATTACGTTGTTGATGAGGCCGAATTGATTGGTTATGTAGGCACAAACGTTGAGTATGCCATTTATGTAGAAATGGGCACAGGTGAATTTGCTGAAAATGGAATGGGGCGTAAAGGTGGTTGGGTGTATCAAGACCCAAGTGGGGAATGGTTCTTCACTTGGGGGCAAGAACCCCAACCCTATTTACGTCCAGCTTTTCGTAAAAACAAATCACAAATAGAAGCGTTAGCAAAAGAAATATTTGGAGGAATTTAGCTGATGAGCCAACGTATTGATGTAATCAACTATTTAACGGGGCTTTTCAGTGAAATTGTCCCCGAAACACACTATCTAAAGAACAAAAATAAAACTGTTGTGTATCCCTATCAAACCTTTTCTCTGACTGGTGAACCTACTCATTTTGCAGGGCAAGGATTTTACATTGATATTGATCTGTTTGATAACAACAAGAGCGATGTAGCAATCGAAAAAGCATTATCAGCAATGATGGAAGCATTTAACAACGAGCCTTTCTATCAAGTGACAGATAAGTTTTTGGTACAGATACAGTATGATGCAGACAATGATGTGCCAACTGGATCAGACACTTTGCAACGTCGGAATATAAGGCTTTATGCCAAATTTGATTGGAGGATTTAGAATGGCAATTACTAGCGAGACTTTACCTAAAAGCGGCTATACTGCTGATACACCCAAGCGCTACCTGTTAAATGCAGGTGCGTTAGTTCGGAACTTAACCTGGGATGCTACGGCTAAAAAGTGGACCTATGATCTCCTTGGTGCAACAAGCGGCGGATCTAAGTTGTCACTTAAAAATAATCTACGCCAAGTGGAAGTTGATGGTGTATTCACCACACCTGTAGGCGGCGACATGATCGAATCAAGCGAAGGGACCTTTGAAGTGAATGTCATTGAGCACACGCGTGATAACGTCAAGATGGCTCTTTTTGCTGATGTGGAAGAATCGGATGACACGGAATATCCAGCCGGATACGATGTGATCACTCCTAAGCAGAAAATTGAAGAATCAGATTACATTGAAAATCTTGGTTATATCGGCACAATTAGCGGATCGGATAAGCCAGTTATTATCATCATGGATTTTGCTATCTGCACTTCTGGATTGGAATTTGAAGTGAAAGACAAAGCAGAAGCGATTTATCCGCTGACATTTGCTGCTCGTACACCAATGGACGATGTGACTACTACTTCTTTACCAGTCAAGATCCTAATGCCCAAAGAGCCTGAATTAGAGCCGTAGAAAGGATGAGTACATTTGAAATATAAAGTAGTTTATCCATTTATTGAAAAAGGTGTTAAATATTGGTCAGGTGATATTTACACCAATAAAGACAAAAAACGAATCAAAGAACTATCTACTGAGAATAACAAACTGAAAAAAGTGTTAATTAAACCAATCGATGCCGATGGATCAAAAAAAGCGACAGTTGAAACAACAAAAAAAGTAGATGGTGCGCCAGAGGAGGAAAAAGCTAAATGAGTGAAGCAAATGATCAATTAAGCGTTGAACAGATTGAAGCTGCGAAAAAAGCTGCTGAGGTCAAAGCGGCTGAAAAGAACAATAAAATCAAAGAACGACTGTTGGGGTATTCCATGCGGGAACTCCAAGCTGATGATTTATTTAAAGTGATCGAAATTGTACAAATTTTGAATGTCACTGAATTAGTCACTGACTTTTTAAAACAAAAAGATGCCGCTAAAATTCAAACTCAAAAAGCACAAGGTTTGGCACTGGTGGCCAGCAAAAAATCTGAGAGCGAACAAGAGTCGTTTACAAAACAAGTGAAAGATATCCAAGCAGATATCTCAGCTCAAAGCTTTGACTTGGTAGCTAAGGCTGCAAAATTCATCCTGGGACATTCTAGTGAGATCAAAGTAGAGCTAAATGACCTTTTAGCAGATTTGACTGGGAAAACACCTGAAGAAATTGGAAAAACAAATATTGTTACCTACGGATTGCTGGTGAAGGATTTTTTCTTAAAGCCGGAATTACGAGAAGCGTTAGAATTGCTCTTTTAATTCAAAATCATGGTGGCATGCATAAGTTTAGGGACACGTTATTCAAAAGATATAACGATGTCTCTTTTTTGTTGTCCACGATCAAGTGGAAAGACTTGCCCGAATTTCTATCCGTGCTATTCGATGGTGAATTTGATGATCAACTGTGGCAAATCTATCTATCTAATCCGTTTCGTACTGATTCATTTGGTGATTTTAAACAAAAAATCATTGAAAGTGCTAAACCAAAAGAGCAGGTAGAAACAGAGGCTCAAAAAGCCGCTAAAAATGCATTAGCAATGCTAGAAGACCTGGGAGGTGATGGCTTTGGCGTTTAATGTCTTTGAAATGTTTGGGACCATTGATGCTGATAACCAAAAAGCAAATGATGCCATTGACGAAACAACAGGCAAAGCCGAAAAATCAACTTCCATGTTCAGCAAAATTGGCGGCGGTCTGAAAGTAATCGGTACTGGTATGGCGGTTGCAGCTGGTGTAGCAGGAGCGGCTGCAGTCGGCCTAAGTCAAAAAGTCATATCCGCTTACGCTGATTACGAACAGCTTGTTGGTGGGGTAGATACGCTGTTTGGTGATGCATCTAAAAAGGTGCAGCAATTCGCCGATGATGCATTTCTAACAGCTGGTCTATCAGCAAATGAGTATATGGAAACCGTCACAGGCTTTAGTGCCAGTTTGCTACAATCCCTAGGTGGAGACACCTCAAAAGCAGCAGACGTGGCGAATCAAGCTGTAACTGATATGTCCGATAACGCGAATAAAATGGGTTCAGACATAGGCAGTATCCAAAATGCTTACCAAGGGTTCGCTAAGCAAAACTATACGATGCTTGATAACCTAAAGCTCGGATATGGTGGTACTCAAGAAGAAATGAAACGCCTCTTAGCTGACGCTGAAAAGATTTCTGGCATTAAATATGACATTTCTAGTTTTGCTGATGTCACAGAAGCCATCCACGTGATGCAAACAGAAATGGGAATCACAGGGACTACAGCACAAGAAGCAACCGAAACTATCAGCGGATCGCTTGCTGGCATGGGATCGGCGTGGCAAAATCTCCTAGCTGGAATGGGAAATGCGGATGCTGACGTAGGTAAACTGGTTGATAACCTAGTTGAACAGTTTGGTTATGTTGTAAAAAATATTACGCCCGTTTTGGGAAATATTGTATCTGCTTTGCCTGGACTTTTGAATGGATTGCTCACGGCGGTTGCTGATTTGTTGCCAACTTTACTATCTGCAGTAACCGATCTGTTTAATCAAGTATTGCAAACATTGTTAACATTACTACCAGGATTGATTCCTGTAGTGGTTGATACTTTATTGAGCCTTGTACAGACGATTGTTGACAATCTACCATTGTTTATTGATGTAGCTATGCAAATTATTACAGCATTGGTTACAGGTATCGCACAAGCTTTACCAACCTTGATACCGGCAGCAGTTCAAGCATTGATAACAATCGTGCAAGGACTGATCAATAATTTACCTATGCTGTTGGATGCGGCGTTGCAATTGATTGTAGGTTTAGCACAAGGATTAATTACAGCGTTACCTATGTTGATTCAAGCGTTACCGACTATTATCAATAGTTTGGTAAGTTTCTTTATTGGTTCTATTCCGATGATCATTGAAGCAGGTATACAGTTATTAGTTGCTTTGGTAGAGGCGTTACCAACGATCATTCAAGCGATTGTTAAAGCCATTCCTCAAATTATAACCTCAGTGGTTCGTGCGTTTAGTGATGCAACACCTGAGCTAATTAGCGCAGGGGTGACACTGTTTATCGCATTAGTTGAGAATTTACCACAGATCATTATTGCTATTGTGGCGGCAATACCACAAATTATGATAGCAGTTATTGACGGCTTTCTAAGCTACCTTTCTGAATTAGGAAATGTTGGGTGGAAATTAATTACAGGCTTTATCGATGAATTCACTTCTGTGGATTGGGGTGAAGTCGGTATGAATATTATCAGGGGGATCGGCCAAGGGATCAGCAATGCTGCTGGAGGTCTTTGGGATGCAGCCAAAGGGGTTCTTGGCGGTTTCAAAGATAATGTTCTTGGTTTCTTTGGTATTCACTCTCCTTCACGATGGGGGCGAGACGCTGTTGGTAGATGGATTCCTCGTGGTATTGCAGGCGGAATTGAGCAAGATGCTTACACTATGCAAGACGCACTGACTGACGCAGCGAATAAACTAACTTTTGACACAAGCAGTTTAGGAGCAAATGTCGATTTAAGCCAAATTAATCCGAACGTCTTGAACACAGAAGATATTTCGGATGACTTTACAAGCGGAAAAGAAAAGGGTAAATCAGGCGACACCTTTAATATCACTTTGCAAGCGCTAGGTGAATTGACAGATTTCCAATTGATGGATATGGCTAAAAAACTTGTAAAATTCATCAAGGAATTGAAGGATAGAGAAGATGCACCTAAAGGAGGCGTATTGAATGGTATTTAGACCAGGACAGTTTAAAATCAATGGCTTGGATAGCGAAGGGTTCAATACTTACTTACGTTCTAGACCACAACGCCTTTCTGCAGGACGTGTTATAGAACTCAAGCCAAGGCCAGGCAATGATTCGATTGTTGTAGATTTTGCTTACTACAAAAACGTAGAATGGAAAATCCTTTGCAATGCACAAGCGGATAATGTAGATGATGTATCGCATTTAGAGGACCGTATTCGGTCTTGGTTAGATATGTCAAATTACTCTGATTTTACCTACAGTTTTGATACGCAGTATATCTATCAAGCGATTGTAGTAAGTCCTCCTGTGTTTACGGGTACACATAAAGACGCTAATTGGATACCATTTGAGTTCACAGTCAGCTTACGTCCTTTCAAGCAGTCAAGAACAGGGCTTAAATGGTTGAGCAATGAAACGAAAATACACAATAACGAACATTATCCTTCGAAGCCTAAAATTCAAATTTTAGGCTCGGGGGATATTTCTTTTTGGATTAACAATAACAAGTTTGAATTAACAAATATTGGTAATGAAATAGTCATCGATTCTCAACTAGAAGAATCTTATCGCATTGTTGATGGGATTCTTGAGAGTCAGGATAATAAAACCAAATTTATTGATTTTCCAAGTTTGCCAGTCGGGTTGACGACGATTAGATGGGAAGGCAATGTAAAGGAATTTAATTTGATGCCAAGGTGGTGGACAAAAGTTTGAAACCTAGAATATATGATCCGCTCGAAAAGGATTTCAGTCATAATGGGTTAGGAATTATGATTGATACAAGTCGTTGTGATGTGACCGAAGAAGCAAATGGGAAATATGAAGTGGAAATTGAGCACCCATTAATCAGCAGATTTTCGGATTATTTTGAGAATGGGTACCAAATAAAAGCAAAACCCAATGATCAAGAGGATTATCATGTCTTTGAGATTAAGAATACCTATAAAGACACAATAAGTAACACCATATTGATTTATGGGCAGTCACGTACGTATAAAATTGGAAATCGGGAAGTGCGTCATGTTGAGATCGATTCAAAAAATGGCGCAGAAGCAATGGCTGCTATTGAAAATGGAATGGATGAACCCAGTGATGTGAAACTATTTTCTGATATTCAAACTACCTCCAGCACAGTTTTTGAAGCCCGTAATGTGTTGAGCTGTATCTCAGGAGAACAAGGGAGTATGGTTCAATATTGGGGCGGAGAAATTAAACGAGAGCCATTTAAACTTTCTTTATTGAGAAGAAGAGGTCGGGATAATGTCGGGACTGTTCGATACGGAAAAGATTTAAATGGATTGAAGATCAAGTTTGATTGGTCAAGTATCGTAACTAAGGTGTTGCCCTATGCTGACTTGCAAAATAGCGAGGATGGAACGACTAAACGGATTTATGGAAATGCAGTTATGTCAGAATTAGCAACCAATTATCCGGATGTTTACGCTAAACATATTCAATTTACAGAAGAACAAGGGGTAAAAGATTTAGCTAGTTTAAATCGAGTTGCTGCAAATTATTTTAAGTCTATCAATCCGGGTTCAGACAAGCCGAAAATCAGCATTGAGTTAGAAATTGAAAAACTGACTGATTCCGAAGAAGCAAAAGAATTTGCTAAAATCAAAAATTATGGATTATTTGATACTTTTTCGGTTTACCACAGGCTCTATGACATCCACATTGACACAAAAATCACGAGTGTTGTGTACGATTCCTTAACTGAGAAAAACAAAAAAATCTATGCGGGCGACGCCCAGATGGCTTTTTACACCAAACAAAATTATGAGCTGCAAGAGACTATCAAAACCTTGACAAAGAAAGGTTACATGTCTGAATTTGTCGATTATGTAACCAACCTGATCAATGGTGTTGAGGGCGGTAGCGTTTTGCAATACCCCAAGAATAAGCCACATACCACATATTATATGGATACTGATTCACGGGACACTGCAAAAGATGTAATTGCACTTAATCATAAAGGCTTAGGATTTTCTCGAACTGGTTGGCTTGGCCCCTTTGTAAATGCATGGGGGATAGATGGAACTTTGAATGCCGACTTTATTCGAGCTGGAAAGATTCGTACGAATATTATGGAAGTCTCATTCAATGGTATGGGTGATTTACTACGAATGGTATCTGGGACTTTGCAACTTTGGAATGATGATCTCAAAATCATGGAATTGACTAAAAGAGGGATGGAGTTCTGGAGTGGATCGAAGTCAATAGGAACTATCGGTACAGCTGGAAATCCCTTTCCTAATTTAGTTGTAGGTTCAGAAAATGGTCAACCCGTTATGGCTGATATGGATGGAAAAGCGTTGCAACTAAGGCTAGATAATGGTGGAGATTATGTGCTAATTTCCTCATCAGAAGGAAAAGGCTTAGTTTTAGGCAAAAACAAAGGTATGTATATTATTGATGATGATATAAGACTTATCGGAAACATTACTTTGTCAGGTGATATGGATATACGCGGTGAACTTAAAATTAATGGTCAAAAGGTTATTCCTGGTCAAAATGGTGGACCTGGTCCTGGTGAAGGCGGAACATTGTCTGATGTATTTGTTAGAGTCCTTGCGTTAACTGCAAAATACGAAATGGGTGATCGTGGTTCTGGCTATTATCATCCACCATTAGATGATGGTGCGGGTTGGAACTATGGGAAATACTCTTTCACGCAAGTATATGAGATGGACAATTTCTTGGCATGGTTGGCAAAATATTATCCGGATGCACGAAGTGCTTTAGTGGGTTCTGTTGGCTCGACTGAATTTAACAACTCATGGTCTGCTTATGGGAATGCGAATGATAAACAATTTACAAGAATGCAAGCCGAATACTTCTGTCGCACAAAATTGAAACCAGCAATCGAAGGATTGAAAGCAAGTACAGGCGTTGATTTCAACGATGGCCAAAAATGGCTTGGAACACTTGGCATTCTTGCTTCGATTCAAAACTGGTATCCTGCCGCTGTTTCAAATGGCTTCATTAAAACCATTACTCAACAATTTTCAAATCGGTGGGATGATGCGGCATTTATTACGACAGTCTGTGATTATATTGTCACCAATGCGGCTTCTATGGTTGCGCCTGCTTATGTCGAAGGGATTCAAAATCGGTTCAGAAATGAAAAAGCTGATGCACTGAAGCTGACGGATAAAACCTATATCCCTTTCGATGGTGTGACCACCAATCGAGGTCTGGAACATCTAGAAGATCTATTAGGTAGACGAATCGGCAATGGACAGTGTTATGGACTATCCGCAGAGTATTCTGGTTATATGGGTGGATGTGGTCTTGGTGCTGGTACGCAATATGGTATGAGTCATTTAACTGGAGTGGGAAGTACCGCCGCTGCTAGTGATATTGGTATTGCCTATGATTGGGCCGCTGTTGGATGGACGGTAATCAAGAATCCAACCTATGAACAGTTACAGGTAGGAGCAATAATTAATATTGCACGTGGTGCACCTTGGGCTGGTTGGCCAGGAGGAGTTGACGATACCTATGGACATACTGGAGTTATTAGAGGTTTAGAAAATGGACGAATCCAAACGTATGAACAAAACACAGAGCAAGGAATGATCGTCGGAAAATTTGACCGTGCATATACTAGTGCGGCTGGAATATCGTCAATTGTTATTCCACCAGCTGAAAATTAGGAGTGATGAATTTGGAACTAGATCAATTTAGAGATGTCGATTTAGTGATTGATTATGCGAATTATACTTTTATAGAAAAGCAATTCGTTTCACAAGGTGATTACAAGGGGCGGACACTTACAGTTTTGGTAACTAACAAAGGCGTTGTCGGAGAAGTTCCGGGATTGATATTAAATCTTAATTGGCATAATGAAGTAAGCGGGCTGACAGATTTGACGGCTTTTTCTGTTTTAGATAAAGCCAATAGCATTTATCGGATTGAATACCCGCAACACATGATGACACCGGGTAAAGTATATGCAAGTATTCAGGTTATCCAAGACGGAAAAGTAACGAATTTAAAACAATTTGAGTTGACAGTCCAAAGATTGGCGGGGCAACCTGTAGGGATTGTTGAAAAGGCAGAATTTAGTGCATTGGTCGCTGTATTGGCTGATTCTAATAGATTCCGAACAGATATTGATAGCCTAAGTACAAACAAGGCGGAGAAGAGTGCACTGGATAAAACAAACAGTATGCTGGCATCAGGATTATTAGAAAAAGTTGACAAAAATGGAAATGAACAAGTTACTTTGCCGATGCTTTCTCAAGCAGTAAAAGAAGCTATGACAGGTGGTAGTGTTGCAGTAGTCGGAAATAACGCTGTCAATAAAAGCAATATTGTTGATGGAGCCATTGGACTAACAAAAATTTCATCAACAACCGTTGATATCTTAGCTTCTCAATCTCAAAACTACAATGAGACAGCTATCAGCTTAGGATACAGGAGGTTCATCAGCTTCCCGGTTGAAGGTGGAGGAATCATTTCTTCAACTGGGAATAATAGAGACTATCCCGCTTCTATTCGTTCGAAATTAAAGATTAACTTCGAATTCAATAATCTTTTATTTATATTAAAAGATCCAAATCTTCGAGTTAGACTATTTGCTTATAATCAGAGTGGTGTTTTTGAAACAGTTAGCAAATGGCTGAGCAACAAAGAAACATTTGTTGTTGATATGAGTAAGTTATATAGATTCGAAGTAAACACAATTGATGACAGAGAATTAGATTTAGAGTATGGCTATAGTAACTGTAAAATAGTATATCAGAATGAAAAAATTTCAAATTTCGATACGTTAGAAGATAAATTAACTAACATTAATAATATATATGTATCTAATCGCTTTAAATATGAAGAAACCCCAACTAATTATGG